GTTTTGTGCCATATCTATAATTTTTGAAATTGAAGCATTTTTAATACCTGGATTATTGATTGTTATTTGCGGATTATGCCTAACTTTAGTTGTATATAAATTAGAAGGCTCTACAGAAAATACATAGTCGTGTGTCGCATTTCCGTTCTCATCTGTATGATCTTCTATAAATGTATGTCCTATAATGTCGAACTGAGTTACTAAGTTATTGTGTATTGCCGGTTGTACTTCAATTGATATTCTAGGGTTAATAATTTTTCCGTTCTCATCTTTATCTTCTGAGTTAAGCCCTTCATGTCCTGTAAGCACAACGTGAAATCCGAGCTTATCTTTAACCTTTAATAGGTGCCTAATCGAGTTAACAATTAATTTAGATGTTTCCCCATAATCTTGAATTCTTGCTTTTTTGACTTGGTGCGTGTTCATCACATGAGTCAGCGTTATATCTCTTAACTTTTGTGCTGTTTCAATTACAACCACATCAAGTAACTTTCCTCTTTGTCTAGCTGTATTTACAATCGATTCAATACTCGCAATTGTGTTTCTAAAAGCAATGTAATTGTCGACCCTCTTCACAAAAACTTGCCGCGTTACTTGAGTGCCATCTTCGTGAATATCAATAATAAAAGCGTTGTTTTCTCTAGTGGCTAAAGTCGTCTTTCCGGTTCCTGATTTGCCATATACCATAATTGAATAATAGTTCTGAGTATCTTCGTTAATTTCTTCAATACCTAGTTCTTGTAAAATGTCTTGTTCCTCACTCATCACTTAATCACCAAACTTTCCGTTACCTTTAATTCAGCACCCGGAATATCTTTGCCAGCTTTCAAATCATCGATTAGTTGCTTAGAATTAAGCTTTGGCGCTTGTGATAGCCAATAATCCTTTGGAATAAGTTTTTCATCGATAATATTTTTACTAGCCCCGTTTTTGCGCTTGTAAATATGATTAGTAGCTGTGCGGTAACTATCTACTTCCTGTGTTTCTAACATCTCTTTTAAGTAATCTCTTAAACGATCAGTTAAATTTTGTTTTTGTTTTTTTAAATTTTGAAGTCTCTTAATTTCTTTATCTATGACATCTATGTCACCTAAAGTTTCACGTCTCCAATTGACAATGTTGTCTACTTTGACGTTCATTTCTGCTTTGATAGAATCTAATGTATCTTTTAGTAATGTTGGATCTAATTCATCTTGATTAGACATCTCTTTAAATGCTTCTGATAGCTCATATAGATTAGCCATTAGTTAATCCCCCTCTACCATTTCATGACTAAGTTAATTAGTCTGTCCTGTTCATCTGTGTTCTCTTCAATCCATTCATCTATCGCTTGGTTGAATAAGTCTGATGCCATATCTAAGTCATTCTCATCTACAACATAAGCATGTTTAATTGGTACGTTGTTCATATCTTTAACTTGTATTGATATGCCCATATGACCTTTTAAAATGAATAGCTTAAAATCGAATCCGTTAACATGAATATTTTTGCGTATGATATCGCCTATTTCGTAATACATTGTTTTAGTCCTCCTTGTCGTCATCAATACCGAGAAATTTTTGTGATTTACACATTTGGAGAACATTGACAATGTCTTTATAACTCTTAGTGCTATCCAATAAGGAAGCAAGATCGAAAGTATGACCAATCACAGAACTTGAACCTGCTAAATAATCTCCGTCGATAACTCCTATTGATGAGAAAAGTAAAATATCAAATTTACTTTCTCCCTTAATTTCTTTCGCTAATTCATACAATTCTCCGCTTTTTTCAGATAATAAGTCTTTTATTTCGTCCTGCGTCATGTCTTTATAATTTTTAGTCATAGTTGACTACCTCCGTATATTTTGATTTAATTAAGTTGTATATTTTGATAAATGTTTGTCACTGTTACTTGTTGTCGCAAGTAGCAGTTTTTTTATTCTTCATAAAAATATTCCTTATAGAATATGAATGTTGCGATACTTGCGAATCCCGCAATTGACCATGCAGTAGTGAAGTATAGAAACGGCATAAGTACAATTGCTAAGACTGTAAAGCACAGTACTGCTACTAGGTAGCTTTTATAAATGTTGCTCATTTTATTCTCTCCTTATATATTTCATTGAAATGCTCATCGACGAATTTATTCATCTTTCTTGCGTTAAATCTCCAGCGATTAAAATTCTCATCTGGGTAATGCACAATTCCTTGCGCTCTTAGTTCTTTTTCAAATCTAGGATGAAATAGTAATCTGTCCTTGATAGTCTCATCAGATGCAATTTTTAATTTCTTCTTTAAGTCACTCATGTTCCATACAGGGTCTAATGAATAACCAATTAGCTCATCATATTCATCTTTTGTGATAAGTACATGTGTTTCAGGTATTGGAACGGTTACGTTTAATACATGTGGCATTTCTATCATTCCTTTCGTGTATAATGTTGTTATCTCCTACAGAGAGGAGGTGAATATTATGAAAAACTACTATCACCTTTTGTCTTTCGATGACGATTTAGCTAATGATGCAGCTAACGATCTGTTAAAAGAAGGTTGGGATATCGTTCATGTTGGTACAAAATTAGTTAAAATTTTGGATAATGGACAAGCGTACTACAATACTGAATACGTTCTGGGCGGAACTAAAAATCAGTATGAAAAATATTTAGAAGATTGCCAGCAGTCCGAGTTAGATTATTTTTAACTTATGTTTTTCTGCGGTTATTAGCTAAATACTTTTGTTCTCTATCAATTAGGTAGAGAACTTTTTTAATTTCAGTGTAAGAAAACTTTTCTAGTTCAATACATTGATTAATTACAGACATTAAATTCTTTTGTTTATTATTTAAATTCTTCTTTTGGATTTTTAAAGAATAAAGTTCTTTCATATCTTCCATATTGTTTATGCTCCTTTCTGCTATACTCCTATTAAGGAGGTGAATTCGTATGAAGTTAAAACACGATTGCATACGTGAAGTTCTTTTAGTTATAGAGAGTGATTTAAAATTAAATAATGTTCTAGATAATGAAGACCTAGAAAATACAATTAAAAATTTCTCACGTGAAGACATCGAATACACTGTTAAACAATTGACCGGTGCAGGTTATATAGACGCTGAATTCTATATGGAAGGTTATTTTGTTAAACATATGAATTTTTCAGGTCACAACCTTTTGGATGATGTTAGAGATGTCGAAGTTTGGAGAGAAACTAAAGCTAAAGCGTCAAAAGTTTCTTCGGTTTCAATCCCTATAATTCAACAAATCGCATCGTCAGTCGTTAACAAGATGCTCGGGCTATAGTAGTTTAAATTCAACACCGTCTATTTGAACGAACAGATTATCTAAGTCAGGTATTTTCTTTTTATATAAATCAAACCTTGATTTGATATCTGCTAATAAATAGGTATCTAAATTACCAATTGATAATAGTCGTCTATTACCGGCTTCGTCATAGTAGTAATAGATGACTTTTTTGTTTTGAGCTTGCATTGTTCGTTCCTCCTTTTAAGATATTTGTTTTTCTCCTAAAAACTTGTTAACAAAGTATTGCTGTCCTTTGCCTGTTACTTTTGGCGTCTTACTAATTGATGTGTGACCGTCTGAATGTGTAATTGATGTTTCTTTAATTTCGAATAACTCACGTTCCATTGAGTACTGTGTAGGCATGTTATAGTCCACACCCTTGCGTTTAATAAGGAATCCGTTTTGACGTAACCACTCAAACAATCTGCGTTGCCCGATGTTTACACCGTTTTGTTTAATGATCTTCGCTAACTCTCCAACTAAAATTGATGTCTTAGTAGTAGCTACTGCGTCCGCAAATACAATCTTTGGTTTGTCGCGTTCAATCTTTGTTTCTAATTGATTGATTGTGTTGTTAGCAATTTTTAAAGCACGTTGCATAATCATTTCTGGGCTATTCCAAGCTTTTTCAACTTGGATGAAATACTCTCTAAAATCAAAACCCTTTTCTGTACCTGACATCATCGCAACATGTTTAGCTACATCAAGTGTTAAAGCATAATCTTCTAGTTGTCTTACAGCTCCGTTATTAACAACCGTACTTGTAAGTACACTTGTAAAATCTCTGTTTTCTTTAAAATGCTTTAAGTTAATTTCTGCCCAAGCGCTAAAACGTTTTTTGACTTCCAAAGCCTTGTATAACTCTCTTGCACTGATTGCGATTTCTCCATTTTCTTTTTCTTGTATGTTGAACATTTCGCCGATGTTCGATTTTGTTTGTAATGCTTGCATTTGTTATGCCTCCTTATTATTCGAAATCTTCAATTGACAAGTTTTCAATTCGTTTTTGGTAACGATATAAATAGAAGTTCTTTAACATGTCATACATTCTGCTAGCTTCATCGTATTCACTCTCTTTCAAATCAGAATTAAGCGTTACACCAAAAGCTGATAATGTAAGTTTTCTAATGTGATCATGAATTTCACTAGCGTATGTTTTGTAATTTTCATAACATCCTATTCCGTGTTGATATTTCTTCAAAGATAATGGATGTCCTAAGCCGAGATTGTCAGCACCTCTTAAACGTTCTGTATAAGCAAACTTTTTATTAATTTCATCAAAATCGTTATGGCTGATTCTTACTTTGTTGAAAATTGAACCTGAACTGATTGGTTTCTTGCCATTTATAGCCTCTCTAACTTCTTTTGCTATAATTTCTTTCAACTCTTCTTTGGTTAATGTGATTTGTTCCATAGTTTCCTCCTGTTACGACATTTGTACAGGTTTCTGTACATTTTGTTCAAAAAAATATCTACCTACTTTTGTTGGTGGGATTTCTAATAATTCACAGATTCGTTTTATTTCCCATTGTGTAAATAAATTTTTTCCTTGCAACTTGTGATTAATAGATGTCCTTGAAATAGGGATTGCGTTCGCTAAAGAACTTTGGCTATATCTATACTCTGCCATTCTTTCGTACAGCAAACTATAATCGAAATTGTATATCATAAACTCACCTCCCTTCTTGTTCGGTTTTCTGTACAAATCAATTAAAACACCTTTGTTTAAATAAGTCAACACATAAAATACATTTTTCTGTACAATATTTGTTAAAAATTATTGATAATCGTCATTGTACGTAGTATTATGTTCTTAGGAGGTGTTCAGAAATATGAACAGTTTTAAGGATAGATTAAAGCAAATTATGTCTGAACGGAAGATATCTCAATCAGAGCTATCAAGAAGGACTGGTATTGGTAGAAACTCAATTAGCGATTATTTAAACGGAAAATATGAAGCGAAACAAGACAAAGTCTTTGAACTAGCAAAGGCTTTAAACGTTAACGAAGCGTGGCTTATGGGGTTTGATATTTCTAAGAATAGAAAAATTGAAAATAACGACATCACTTCCATATACAGTAAACTCACGCCTCCAAGACAAAGCAATGTACTAAAATATGCGACTAATCAATTAGAAGAACAAAATAATGACAGTGATAATATGGTAGATTTCAATTCTTACATTCAAGAAAAATCCGAAGTGGATATATATGGTTGTGCGTCAGCTGGTATTGGCGAAAGATTATATAACGAGCCTATTTCAAAAGAATTCGTAAGAGGTTATGTCCCCGCACATGATATAGCTTTAAAAGTAAATGGAGACTCAATGGAGCCGTTATTTAAAAACGGACAAATTATATTCATTGAAAAATCTCACACTATCAAAGATGGACAAATAGGCGTCTTTATTATAAATGGAGATGCTTACGTAAAGAAAGTTTATGTAGAAGATAATAGATTAACGTTGGTTTCTTTAAATAAAAAGTATAAAGATTTATATTTTTATGATAACGAAAGTGTGAGGTTAGTTGGAAAAGTTATTTTATAGGAGGTAGTAAAATGAAACCTAGAAAGCAAGATGAAAAAATATTATCAGATCAATACAGTTACTTTGAACCAATAATCAGCGACAGTTGCGACATAAAATTCGACGAAAACAAGAGGAGAATGGGTTCTATATTCATTTCACATGAAGAGATTTGTTTTATAAGGAAAGAAGAAGATTATATATTCAAAATCTCATTATCAGAGGTGATAGATTATAACACTGTTGTTACTATTTGGAAAAACCAAGCTTTTTTAACATTAAACGATAATAGAAAATTAACAGTTTATTTCGTAACAAACTCTCCTTTAACAGGATTCATCTCAATTTTAAAAACTTATATGCAATTATCTAAGAATAAGGAAACAATTATCTCGAATGATTGTCTACCTATTAATGATGATGAACAAACTAAAGTTGAAATTTTCGACGTCGTAGGATTAAATTATGAAGGTCGTAGAAAAGAATTAAAGAAACTTATCAAGAAAATGAAAAATAACGACGATTTCTTTTTCTTATATAGTGATTTGAAAGGAAATGAACTTAAAGAAGAATTACTTTATGAAGACAAGGTGCATGAAATTTCTGATTACGAGGTTATTCCTGGTGTATTCTTACAAAAAGAACCGGATAATCCTTATGATGAAAACGCGATAAAAGTTATGATTTCAAATGAATACTCTGAATTTCACGTTGGATATGTACCTAGAGAGTATGCTTCAAGATTAGTCAATCATATGGACAACATCGTTTCTTGTAACGCATATATTAATGGTGGTAAGTATAAAACTTTAGATTATTTAGAAGAGAAAATCGTTACTAAAGAATCAGACTATGGATTACGAGTACATTTAGAATACAAAGTTTGAGATAGGTAAAGATTGTATTTTTATAAGTAATTACTATAAATAATAGAAAATTCATTTCACAGGAGGGTTTAACATGGATTTTAAAGAAGTTGACATTAACATTGAAGAGTGGGAAATGGTTGAAATCCCCTTTTATACAGAAGAAGAACTGACTTATAGATTGAACAATGGTTTACCTATAACTAAAAGTGAACTTGAAGAACAGGAGTCGAAAAAATGAGTACTTATAAAGAAATTGAACACTTACACATCAATACTGGTGGTAAAGAGCTTACTCAAGAGCAAATAGAAGAGGCTAAAGCTTTTATAGACAGTCAAGAATTTAAAGATATGATTCGAGAAGCTAAAGAATCACATCAAAGAGTTATGGAGTCTAAAATCACTGATAGAACTAAATTGTGATTAACAGCGCCTGTGTGGCGCTTTAATATAAAAGACGTCTATTTCAGCAGTGTTTGAAAGGAAGTTTATAATGAAAATAACTAATTGCAAAATAAAAAAAGAAACTATAGTATATGAAGTTTTAACTAGTGGTAATCAACCATTCACTTATGAGTTACCTAAAGATTTATCGTCACATAATGCGCGTAAATACTTGGAATTTATTTCACAAAAAATAGATGGCGATAAGTTAACCAAAGAAGATTCATTATGATTTTACTAATCAAAAAACGCCTACAAGTGTAGACGTTGAATGGTGGTGAGAATTTTATGGCGGATAAAAACAAAAAACAAGAAGCTACTCGTAGTAACCCAATAAACAAAAGTTTTGAAAAGCCGGGTGCCAGCGAAAACTTAAAAAGCACTTTATCAGAAAAAGCTAAGAAAAAAGATTAATATTCATTCATTAAATATAAATCCAATTTAATTTGTTGTTTAAGGTCTACAAGTGTATGTTTAATATACAATTCATCGTTTGACGGTAAATCAGATACTTTGAAATCTTGTCGCTCAACCTCTAGTAAATCGAAATCGCTACCAGCTGAATTATAGGTTTTAAGTTCACCCTCTTCAATGATTCTGTTTTCAAAGTCTTTAATAACTATAAATACTGGTTTACCGTTGTTATTAAACAACTTGTCTCTTTTGTCTAATAAGCTTATACAATCCAAATTCATAAACTTTCTTGTTTCATTAATTAACCAGATAATGAATTTAACAATTAAAGGATTAAATACAAGCACTGTTAAAACAAAAATAATTAGAAACCAAATATTTGCTTTTAGACCTGTAAGCAACTGAAGTAAACTCAAATTTTTTAAATCAACATTATTAAAAATTATAAAAGTATAAAACCATATCAAACATGTTTCAATAGAAAAAATCAATAATACAGGAGTATTGATAATCTTGTTTTTTTCACTAACTAAACCTATCATTGTTAGATATTTATATGGTATGTAACCTAAAACTCCTGTAAGAAGAAGCGCCCCTAGAAATTGAGTCATCTTATCACCTACTTTTTATTTTATTATAACATATTTAGTACCTAGTACTAAATTTTGGGTAGCCCGCCTACCCTTATTATTTTTTGCCAATTTTGAGGAGGGAACGCATGAAAACACGTTGTTACGATGGTAAAAAATGGCAATATGAATTTAAGCATGAAGGAAAAAGACACCGTAAGAAAGGTTTTAGAACAAAGCGTGAAGCTAATTCTGCTGGACTAGACAAGTTAAATGAGTTAAGAAGTGGTTTTAATATAGATAACTATATAACTCTTGCAGAATACTTCGAAAATTGGATTAAAACATATAAACAACCTGTTGTTAAAGAAAATACCTACCGTCATTATAGAAATGCATTACAACATATACAAAAACATAAAATAGGTAAAATGGAGTTATCAAAGATAAATAGACAAGTTTATCAGAAATTCATAAACGACTATTCAAAAGAACACGCAAAAGAAACTATAAGAAAAACAAACGGTGCTATTCGGTCAGCTTTAGATGACGCATTATATGATGGACTTATTTTTAAAAACCCCGCTTATAAAGTTAATTATAAAGCCGGAAAACCTACGAAGTCAGAACAAGAAAAATTCATCTCGGTAACTGAATATGAAATACTAAAAGATCACGTCAGAAAGAAGAGAACTCGTTCATCATTAGCGCTATTCATAATGATTTGTACGGGTTGTCGTGTCAGTGGTGCAAGAAATATAAAGATTGAGCATATCAACCAAGTGAAAAACACTATATTTATTGACGAGCGAAAAACCGATACTTCCCCTAGATATATCAGTATCGCTAAATCTGATATGAAACACATTATGGACGTCATAAGTACATTTGCAATTAGCTATGATGGTTACATTTTCAAAGAAGCCGGATTTATAATTAACCTTCAGGCTATCAATAATGCTTTGAAATCAGCCTGTAGAGTCAATAATATACCAATTATTACATCGCACGCATTAAGACACACTCATTGTTCTTATTTACTAGCAAAAGGTGTATCTATACATTACATTTCTAAAAGATTAGGTCATAAAAATATAGCAATAACTACATCCGTGTATTCTCATTTGTTAGAAGAAAAATTTAATGAAGAGGACAAAAAACAACTAAAATTTTAGAAAGTATGTAATTTAGGGACCCATTAGGGACTCCAAACCCAATAAATACTGTTGTTACAAGGTTTCTATGTATCCAAACTGGGGGCAATATAAACGCGCTGATTTAATCGGACAATCTTCTTATATTAAAAATAATGATGTCGTAATATTCAATGAAGCATTTGATAATGGCGCATCAGATAAATTATTAAGTAATGTAAAAAAGAATATCCTTATCAAACACCTGTACTCGGCCGTTCTCAATCAGGGTGGGACAAAACTGAAGGTAGATACTCATCAACTGTTGCAGAAGATGGTGGCGTAGCGATTGTAAGTAAATATCCTATTAAAGAGAAAATCCAGCATGTTTTCAAAAGCGGTTGTGGATTCGATAATGATAGCAACAAAGGCTTTGTTTATACAAAAATAGAGAAAAATGGTAAGAACGTTCACGTTATCGGTACACATACACAATCTGAAGATTCACGTTGTGGTGCTGGACATGATCGAAAAATTAGAGCTGAACAAATGAAAGAAATCAGTGACTTTGTTAAAAAGAAAAATATCCCTAAAAATGAAACGGTATATATAGGTGGCGATCTTAATGTAAATAAAGGTACTCCAGAGTTCAAAGATATGCTTAAAAACTTGAATGTAAATGATGTTCTATATGCAGGTCATAATAGTACATGGGACCCTCAATCAAATTCAATTGCGAAATATAATTACCCTAATGGTAAACCAGAACATTTAGACTATATATTTACAGATAAAGATCATAAACAACCAAAACAATTAGTCAATGAAGTTGTGACTGAAAAACCTAAGCCATGGGATGTATATGCGTTCCCATATTACTACGTTTACAATGATTTTTCAGATCATTACCCAATCAAAGCCTATAGTAAATAG